GTCAGTGCAAGGCGGGAACGCAGACATGAAACATGCCCATCGTGTATGACGAGCAGTGATTTTAAGAAGAGTGTCCGATTCATAAAGGTCGGCGTGAACGTAAGTGATGTTGCCTTCCGTCCACTCACCGTCATGCTGGATGTCGTAGGCGAAGCACTCATAACCAGCCTCGGCCCAGGGGCGCAAAGCCTCGCCCGTATAATCGTAAAGGGAAATAACGTGGTTTCTCATTTCTTTCTTCCTTTCTATGAAACGTGGTAGTTCGTTAAAGTAACATGATACATGGACCATGGTCAAATGCTCCCCGTCACATATATACAGGCAAATTGAAAAAAACGTTTTGAAAATAAAATTTTGGATGAAAAAAAGTGTAAAAGTGTAACGAGTACCCGAAAACAGGTGTTAAACCGTTGATCTGGTTGAAAAGTAGTCGTTACACTTCCCGTTACACTTCGTTACAGTTTAAGGCTTCCCGTTACACTTTTCTAGCCGAAGAGCCGTTTGACGCTTGTCGGAAACAGGGTTAGTTTTCAAAAAGCCTGTATAGAGGAGCTACTTGCATGAAACGTCGAATCGACTCAAAAGCTGAAGAGATCGAGGAAGCGCACGGTCGTAAACTCACGAATCGCCAGAAGACCTTCGCCCGGCACTTTGTAGACGGGACGCACTCAAACGCGGAATGCGCTCGCCTGGCCGGATACTCTGATAAGAACGGGATCGCGAAGATCCAAGCGCACAAACTTTTGAACACGAAGGACTTCCCGCATGTCGCGGAGTACATCGCGGAACTTCGTGAAGAACGAGAACGAAAGTATGGCGTCACCTTGATGGGGCAGTTGAAGCGATTGCGCGAACTTTCGGAAAACGCCGAAGAGGCCGGACAGTTCTCTGCTGCCATCAATGCGGAGAAGACGCGTTCGGCGCTGGGCGGATTGACTACTGACAGGCGCGAGACGAATCACTTCCACGCTATTGAAAACATGAGCCGCGAAGAGATCGAATCTCGATTATCTGAACTCCGGCAGGCGCACCCAAGCGTGTTCCTAGATGCCGATTACGAGGTGATAAATGACACAGAAACCGGAGACGCTTCTATGGAACAATCTTCGGGCAAACCTCCCCAAAAGCTGGCACACCACACGGATTGAAAACCGCTTCGGCGGCGGGATACCCGACGTTCACGTATGCGCGGAAGGTCTTCCCTTCTGGTTAGAACTTAAAGTTACCAAAACTAACCGCGTAAATGTGTCGGCCCATCAAGTCGCTTGGAATTTCGCCTATTGTAAGTCGGGGGGCGTAAGTTTTTACCTTGTTAAGGCCCTCGAACGGTCGAACCTATATTTGTTTGACGGGAGTCGGGGTCGGGAGTTAGCGGAACACGGACTCAAGTCGGGTCGGGTCGGGGACCATGAACCGGGGTCGGTCGGGTCGGGGTCGGTCGGGTCGGGGTCGGTCGGGTCGGGGCCAGGGACCATGGTGCCGTGCCTGTGGTCGGGGTCGGACCAGACCGGGCTCCAGGATTTTTTGATCGAGTACACCCGGCGCCGGATCGGGCCAGGGGTATAAAAGCCCCCGGTGGTCCGTCATTGGGCCAGACCACCGGGGTTCGCCGGCCAGGTGCACCCAGCCAGCGGCGGCGCTACTTAGTGTCAACAACCAGCGCCGTAGTCGCGGACAACGAAACCGCTAGTGTCGGCTTTCGCTTTCTTGCCCTTTGGATCCAGCCCCACGATAACGGGCTGCGGATCCAAATGCCGTAAATCATGTTCTGTGCCATCGATCACTCGATGCCCCATGAATGTATCCGGNAAACCGTCACCNAAAACAACCGCAACGTTTTTACGATTGGCCAAAACGTGAATTGCTTCGTGCATGTTTGNTTCGGACAAGCTGAACGTNAGNTGATAGTTNGACGGTNTNTTTGGATTGAGCATACGCTTCAAGCTTTTGGTGTAATCCACAAATTGAATGTCAGGGAATTGCTCCGGCAAGGTTTGCCCATTGTATCCTTTGATATACTCAAACGCGATATCGCTGGATCCATTGGGACGAACAGCAAGCTTTTTGTTTTCGCGATCTGCTTTCCTAATCATCGCCTTGATATGGTGCGCCATCTCACCCATAAACGCTTGGCGTTCGTTCATGAAATATTGAGACTTGGCGATTCGGCTTTCGCGAACGGCGTTCGTCCCGTTTTCGAGATCGGTGACCATTGCGGCTTGGCCGCTGTACATTCCGAGACACAAGGCCTTGCAACCCTCGCTCGCGTTCGGGCAAAGGTTGCCAACGCCCGCAGTATCGTGCGGGGCCATGTAGTTGATCGCGTTCAGCCAACCGTATTTGTCGGCCTTGATCGCTTTCGCGCTATCAGTGGAAAAGAACTTGGTAAACTTAGGCATGATAAACCTCATTGGTTGTTGACGGGGTCAATATACCATGATTTCCCAGGATGGGTCAAGTCGGGGTCGGGTCGGGTTCGGTTCGGGTCGGGTCAGGCGCTGGGTCGGGGTCGGGGCCTCAACAAAAGACGGCCCAGGCAAGGGCACCTGGGCCGTTAGTCCCGGGCGGGGAATCGCTAGGCTTCGAGCCCGGCCGCCCGGCAGGGAGGTAAGGGGGCGACGATAGACCCGTCGCCCCCCAGATGTCAATTGACCAAAAGAAGCCGCTCGCGTAGCTCCTCCTCATCGTAGTATTCGACGCAACCGTCGCAAATCCAATTATCGTCGATCACTTCGTGCGGTTCGTTGCGAACGTCGAAAATACGACCGCAGCAATCGCAGATCGTATTGTCGCCATAATTTGGGTCAAGGTTTTTCATGCTGTCACCGCCATCTGCGTCTCGCTCAATTCGATGGTGATGTCGCTCCCGCGCAGTACGTTGCGAACCATGTTAGGGGTAAGGCGAACGAATTCCGCGAAGTCATCGCCGCTCACCGCGTGGGTTTTGTCCCATAAGGTATCGCGGTTCGCTTTCGTTGGCTTGTATCCCCGCGCATAAACCACGGTATTGACATCGTTTGACATGATGAAGTTCTCCGCCGTTGGCGACATCAAATAGATGCCTTCGTCTTTCACAAGCCAAAGGCCTTGGTCTGTTGTCTCTTCTTGCGTGTACGGAATCCGCCGCTTGTGCGCGTTGGAATGTTCCATCATCTTGGCCAGCGTTCCGGCCTTGTCGTTTTTAAAGATTAGTTTAGCAAACATTTTTATATCCTGTGATGTTGTTGGCTGTTGACGTGATCCATTATATATGGGATATTCTGACTGTCAACAACCAATGGAGGACGATATGTCCACAAGAGCGATTTACACTTTTTGCGATTCCGACGATGAGGCGAAAGACGTACACGTTTACAAGCATCATGATGGATACCCGTATAATGGGGGCGTCCACAATGGTACGGCCTACGAAGCCGGAGGCCTTGTTTGGATAAACGACGCGAAAGCATTTGCGTGGGACTTGCCAAGGTTTGAAGCCGACGAATTCGCGGCTTCGTTCGTCGCGGCGAACAAGTCTGACGGCGGAGGCGTTCGTTTAATTGGCGATCAAAAGCCGTGGGAATACGCCTCCGATTGCGATTACTGGTACAAGGTCTGGCTATGGATGGGCGATTTGCATGTGACCGTTATGTCCGTTGATTGGTTTGGAGAGGTCCGCGAACATTGCGTTGAAATGGAGGGTCCGCTTGATGAACTACTCGCAACGCAACGCGCCCGAAAGGAGGTGGCGTGATGCCCAACTGGACAAGCAACATCTTAAACGTCGTCGGCAAACCCGACGACGTTGACAAGTTCGTCGCGCACATGGGCGACGAAATGGATTTCGAAAAGGTGATCCCGTCTCCCGAAAACATGTTCCGCGACGACCTATCGCAAGAGGACAAGAGCGGTGCGCGGCGGAGGGTGTCCCGAACTGGTACGATTGGCAATCCGAAAATTGGGGGACCAAGTGGAACGCTTGCCATCATGAAGGTCCAGTTGAAATCCAAGACTATGAAACCATAAACATGAAGCA